ATCATGAAAGGATACGGTGTGGGCTTCTTCACACGCAGGGCGATCTACCGAGCCGTGAGGCTGGGGGCGCGTAGTAACTGGAGAGTGAAGCACCCGCAATTTGCAAAGGACAACCATCATGACTAAGTTTTTCATCATCGCAGCACTGGTAACGCTCACACTCTCATCGTGTGCAGGCACTAGCTTTAGATACTATGGCAGGTTTCTCGACATAGTTGTCATACCAAAGGCAATACCAGTAACCCCAGCCAAGTAAGATGATGAAGGTAACGATTGATGCGGGGCATGGCGGTGAGGATTCTGGGGCAACGGGAAAGCTCAATGGTTACTTTGAATCACACGCAGTCCTAGACATAGCGTTAAGGCTACGAGCTTTGATTGAGAAGCACGTTGAGGTTCAGATGACACGAGAAGATGACACGTTCACTAGCCTGCCTGAGCGTTGCCGTATGGCGAACGAGTGGGGTGCTGACATCTTTGTCTCCCTGCACCTTAACTCAGCCACATCAGATGCGTCTGGCTTTGAGGTGTTCACTTCTGGATCAACCAAGTCTAAGGATCTAGCCAAGAAGGTATGGTCTAGGCACACCAAAGCATTCCCAGACCAGAAGGACAGGGGCGTAAAGACGGCAGGGTTCTACGTTTTAAAATATACCGACATGCCAGCGGTCTTAACAGAGAGCTGCTTCCTCTCTAATGACGCTGAGAACCAGTGGGTATCACTGGACGAGACACGCCAGCAGATGGCAGAGGCAATCTGTCTGGGCATACTGGACTACTTCAAGATCGACACTAACACACCAGAGTTGACTATTGAGGAGCGTGTTGCTAGACTAGAAGCGCGACTCGGCTTATAACCTTTCAAAAAACACCCTTTAAATGACACATTCTTTAACATTTCTTATCGTCTTACTTGGCACGGCGACCGTTTTTCTGTCGGTCTTTGTGGCACTTCAGTTCAGAGAACAAGCCAAAAACATGAGGGGAGGGGGATCTCACCTGAGCCGCAGCCTGATGTGGCAACTAATAGGAGAGGGCGTGCTGGGTCTAGGCACATTGGGCTTTGCCGTATTGGCTTATACGGGGAAGCTGGATCAAGTGCCAGTGTATGCACAAAGTATTCTTAGGCTATTAATGTTTTTAGTGACCTCGCTTACCACCGTCCATTTATACCTTACGACCGCACGCCTCAGTAAATAGTAACATGTTTGACATAGAAACATTGGCGGAGTATGGCGTTGCGGGATTCTCCGTTGGCGCTATAGTCGTGGTTGCTAGATGGTTTCTACACGCGCTGGATAAAAAGGACAAGCTCATCGGCACTATAGTTAGCAAGCACGAGGAGCAGAGGGAGCATGAAAACCAGAGGCACGACAAGAGTTATAACAGGCTAAGTGATGCGATACATGATCTAACAGTTGAGATCGCACGAAAAAAGTGAGGGTTCAATTCACTCTGGGTTAGTCACTTAGAAATAAAGTTCATTTATGTAGTAGAAAGTTGTTGACCATGTAGGGGTTTTTGCCTTACTATGTCGGCGACATGAAAATACTAAACACACTATTGCAGAACGGGCTTACCGTTCGGGACGGCATCGTCCTGATCAAGCTTAGTTCGAGCGACACATTTACTCCTTCACTTCTGGTGGATGAGTATTTCCAGAAAGCTAACGTAACACGCATCATTAACAAGCTGGTCTCTCGTGGGCTGGCTTCCACGCACGGCGACCTTATCGACAAGCGCCGTCACCACATCCTCATCACTCACAAGGGAAGGAAGTTGATCAATGGATAAGGAATACACAGTAGCTGAGATTAAGATTGGCGAGTGGGTAGTCTCTGTCATTGAGACCATCGACACACACAAGAACGAGGTCATGGAGCGTGAGTTTGTATGCACAAGCTACGACATGAGAGAGCCATCACACTCACTGGTTGAAGCTGTTGAGTTTGCTAAGTCGGTCACTGGGCTGTCAGCACTTAACAACTGGGTCTACGTTGGCATCCTCGCCAAGCAGGCACACGAGTTCTACAGAGAGAAAGGATTTATAGCATGAATTATGACGATGATCCTGCCCTTATGCTTGCCGCATGGGTCTTACTCGCGCTCTCAATAGGCACGGTTATCTACGCACTCACGAGAGAATCAGGACAATTATGAATAACAAATGCATTAACGGAAAGCTTGACGGTATGCTGTTTGCGGTATCTAATCCGACCAACAAGATCGGCTACCTCAATGGCTACTACCTAAAGTCAGCACTTAGAGAGGGGGACACCCTCACACTCTGGGTCTGGCACACCAATGAAGAAGAACCAATTCACCCAATTACCCCACATTAAACACAAACACAAACACAACTAAAATGAAACTAAACACAATACAGCAACAACTGAAAGCGCCCAAAGGACAAACCAACAACTTTGGCAAATATAAATACCGCTCCTGTGAGGACATCCTAGAGGCAGTCAAGCCGCACCTAGGTGAGTGTTCACTGGTAGTGTCAGACGACATCACAGTCCACGCTGAGCGCGTATACGTAAAGGCAACGGCAACTCTGCTTGATGAGAACAGCCATGTCATCGCATCCGCTACTGGTCTGGCTCGTGAGCCTCAGATGAAGAAAGGTATGGACGAGTCCCAGATCACTGGCGCTGCTTCATCCTATGCACGCAAGTATGCCCTCAATGGTCTATTCGCTATTGATGACACCAAGGACGCTGACCACACCAACGTAGGAGGCAACACACGCAAGGCTGCACCCGCAGCTAAGGCTGAGTTGATCACCACCACGCAGAAGTCAGCGGTCAAGGGTCTTATCGAGCAGGCTATCTTCACACCAGATCAGGAGGTGAAGTCAATCAAGTGGGCATCCACTGGTCGCACAGAAAAGCTTGAGGAGTTGTCATTCGTAGAGGCTGCTAAGCTTATCGCATTCATAGAAGGGAAGGTAGCGTAATGAGTGTTGAAACATTCAATCTTGAGCAAGGATCTGATGAGTGGTTTGCTTTGCGGAAGGGTAAACTGACCGCAAGCTCCTACTCCAAGGTCGTCTCCAGCAGATCACTGAAGTATGCTGAGCTTACCAAGAATCCACGAGAGCAACCTTGTTACGTGTCACCGATGGCAAAGCGACAGTTCGAGGTATTCGAGGAGCTTATGGACGGGCGCAAGCTCGCCTCCACTCTTAATCCATCAGGTCTTAAGGGCTTGGTGGAGAAAGAGGTGGCTCGTGTCTACGAGGACGCTATGGGGTGTTCTCTAAGTAAGGCTGCTGCCCTTAAGCATATTGACTGTATGCTTGCGGACGTATACTACAAGGAGGATGACCTTCAGCCACACCGCCCGTCCTTTGCGATGGAACGTGGGACTAGGCTGGAGGAGGTGGCACGCATCGACTTCGAGATGCGGACTGGCATCACGGTTGAGGAGGTTGGCTTTATTGTCAACTCCGACATCGGCAAGCACATCGGCTGCTCTCCAGACGGCATCGTAGACGGAGGTAAGGGAGGCTTGGAGATCAAGTGTCCACTACCACCTACGCATCTTAAGTATCACAGAGAGGGTAAACTACCAGACGAATACAAGGCTCAGGTTCACGGCTGCATGGCTGTAGCTGGTGCTGACTACTGGTGGTTCACAAGTTTCTGCCCAAATATTAAAGATTTTACTTTACGAGTAGATCGAAATGACTACACTGAAAACCTAGCGCGGAGCTTGTCAGAGTTTGATGAGCTTTACGCACAACACAAAACAAAAACACAACACCTAACACAATAAAAATATGAGCAAACTAATCGCAATCAAAATTGACGTAAGCAAGATCGACAAGGAGCGCCTGTTCCAAGGTAAAAAAGGTTCATACCTTGATGCCACTGTATTCCTCAACGATGAGGAGGGACAGTATGGTGACAACGGAATGATCACACAATCCGTATCCAAAGAGGAGCGTGAAGCAGGAGTCAAGGGCAACATCCTTGGCAACGTGAAGATCCTTGGCGAGTTTGGCGACAATAACAGCAAGCCTAGTGCGCAAGCACCTGCACCCATGGATGATATCCCATTCGCCCCTGTAGACTGGATTTAAACCCTCGTTTCATATATAATAATAGTTGCCTCGCTCCTTCACGGGGGCGGGGTTTTTTTTAACACAACAAAATCATGAGCGCAAAGAACAGTCAAATAGGCGGAAGCCATTACACAAAGCTGGCTATCCAGCCAATCGAATACAGCCATAAGAACGGGTTGAGTTTCCTTCAGGGGTCAGTAGTCAAATACGTCACCCGATACAAGGACAAGAACGGAATTGAGGATCTCAACAAGGCAATCCATTGCATCAAACTTTTACTGGAGCTAGAATACGATGCTTAATGAATACATAGAGGGAACACCAAAACCCCAGCCCAGAGTTAAGGCAGTCAACCGAGGCAAGCACGCAGGCGTGTATACCCCAAAGACGGCAGACGCATGGCGCGAGACTCTCACTAGAGGTCTTGCACGGCACGTTGATAAGCGACTAGAGGGAGCGTTAGCTGTCAAGCTGAGCTTCCACCTGAAGCGTCCCAAGAGCCACCACCGCACTGGTAGGTTCTCTCACATCCTGCGTGATGATGCGACCAAGTATCACACGAGTAAGCCAGACGTGGATAACCTTGCCAAGCTTGTCCTAGACGTGCTAAGTAAGATCCGATATTACAAGGATGACTCACAGGTCGTGCTTCTTTATGTAACAAAAGCGTATGCTGATGACATTCACCCAGAAGGAGTTAAGATAGAAACTGAAGTTATTAGCTAAATAAAATTGACAGGAGTAGCTTTTTATGGCAAAACTGTCCCGACAACCTTGGCAGGGCGTTCATATACGAGTAAAAACTTTTGCTCCCTTTTTGATCCAGCGTCCTGCCAGACTTTTTTTTATGGATTGAATTGGGAGCTTTTACTTTAAAAGATATGAAAATGTATTCGATAAATAGATGGAGCGAGGTGTTTGAAAACGCAGACTCTCGCAAACGGCAGCGGCTGGGGTTGTATTACATGCCCAGTGGATGTGATAGCTCAGGATATCTCGGACTCATGTCTGAGTTTGAACCAGCAGAGGCATGGCAGGCGTATGGCATATTCGTGGCACTGTGTCAGCATACCGCTACGATGACCAAGGATGTGCGCGGCACGTTCCAAAATACTGATGGCTCGGCT